TAAGAATTGTTTGGCGTTTTCTGCGCCGTAGTTGAGGGTGATCTCTTCACCTGCGGCGATGTCGCGCAGGGCGTAGTGCCGCATAAGTTCGTTCACTTGGTCGATCTCATGGCAGGCATTGGGGGTGTCGTGGTGGTTGTAGAGGGGGGCGAGGCCGAAGCCGAGGATGTTGGTCGCGTCGTCGAGGTAGTAGCTGTAGGTCTCGCAGGCGGGGGCTTTGGCGAGTTGCTTCTTCGGCACGCAGGCGTAGGGGGCCTCCTCGAGCACTTCGTGCTTGGCGATGGGAGCCGTGGCAAAGACGCCCCAACGGTGCAAGGGAGACCGGCGCACGGCGAGCTTGGTCGCGTGGTAGGGCTCGGGACGGAGCATGGTGGGGGCGGTGGTTAAATTGCCCATTTTGCGGAAAAGTAGTTGGTAAGGTTAGTGAGGTCGCGGTCGGTCATGGATCGCGGGGTGATGTAGATGGCCAACTCGGCGATTTTGCCGTCGAAGTAGTTCCCGTTGGGGGCTGCCGCAGTGGTAATGTTAGCTCCAAGGCCGAAGTATCTGTTGCTGGCGAAATTGATATTATTGTCGTTGGCGCTAATTGAGGCGACTTGGCTGTTGTTTTTGTAGAGGGATGCCTGGAAACTGGACGCCCTCGGGAACAGCACATATTGCGACTGCCAGGCCGTGCCTATGGTAGAAGTAGCAACAGTTGGAGACCAAAAGCCGTTTGTGTAAAAGCGCGGATAAAATGAGTAGCTGGCCCCGTCCCAATAATTGAAAAATACAAAATTCCCTGCGGCGCTGTCGCTTAACCGCATAAGTGTTGCATCTGCTGGCTGGCTGTCCCACTTAATTACATAGAAGAAAAACACTTTGTTCTGACCCAATCCCCAATTTGCCGCATTGGAAACCAGCACATCGCTGGTGAAATGAACGACATTTTTCCCATTGAGGCCGGACGCTTGAATTTTTGGCTGATAGGTAGTATCGGACTGAATGAGATGTCTGCCGTTGCCGCTTTGGTCTTCCCAGCGGGCGATGGCCGCACCGTTTGCCGTGACAAGACTGCCGCCTGATGTTGCCGAGTAAAGCCCTTGCGTAGAGTCATACCATGCATACAAGCCCGGGATGCTCTTCGGATTCACAAAATCGGACCATACCAAAGTCGAGCCCAACCAAACCTCCGTAGCAGCTTGGCTGCCTAAGCGTATTTCGCTCGCTGTGGATATATCAGACATTTAAGGAATAACAATATAAAGAGTGTTTGCGGCAGGTGTGGCTGGCATGGCCGTAACGCGCTGGATTGAAGAAACATTGCCGCCGTTGGTGACATAGCTTCCAGACGCTTGCTTGCCTGCCAACAGAGTATTCATCTCTGTCTCGGTGTAGTAGCGGTCGTCGTGCGTGTGCGTGGTCGGCGTCCTGGCATCGGACAGGCGCGAGTCAGTCGTGATAACTGCCGTGCCGGTGATGGCGCTTGGCGCGATGCCGCTGGCAGGCGCGTAGCTTCCAGACGCCTGCTTGCCTGCCAACAGAGTATTCATCTCCGTCTCGGTGTAATAGCGGTCGTCGTGTGTATGCGAGGTCGGGGTCCTAGCGTCCGACAAGCGAGCGTCGCTCGTCACCACAGCCGTTCCCGTGATGGCGCTTGGCGCAATCCCCGTGGCAGGAGCATAGCTTCCAGATGCTTGCTTGCCATCAAGCGCCGTTTGCAAGCCGCTCACATTGGCAATCGTGTGCGTGTGCGACGAGGCGGCTTTCCCAGCTAGGTCGGTTGTGAGGTTGACAACCGCAGATTGGGCGACTTTGTTGGCCGTGGAAATGGTGGCCAGTTTCGTGTCGGCGATGGCCGCACCGGCGGCGATGTCGGCATTGACGATATTGGCAACGGTAGCGGAGTCCACCAGTGCGTGGAGGTTGGCAGGGGTGACGAGTTCGCCGTTTACGAATGTTTTGCCTTTGGTGAGAGTTGCCATGGTTAGTTGAGGGTGCGGGTTTCGGTGGGGTCGAGGGCGGAGCGGGTGGCTTCGGCGCTGATCTGGCGGAGGATGGGGCGGCCGCTTTGCGTGCGGAAGCGGAGGTCGAGGCCGGTGGCTTTGCAGCGCAGGGGGGCTTTGAGCGTGTAGTCTTCCTCGTCGCCCGTGTTTGCCAAGGAGGCGACTTGGAAGTCCGCGTCGTAGTCGGTGGTCACGGCATCGAGCGTGCAGGCGGAGGCATTTGGCAGCAGCACGCTGGCCTTGGCTCGGGTCAGGCGCTTGGCATTGAGGCTCCCCCAGCCGTAGCGGCGGGTGATGAGCTCGGAGGGGATTTCGGTGTAGAGGTCTTGCGCGTTTGCGTAGGGCACCTCGTCGCCGTAGTCCAGCTCATCGAGCAGGAAGAGCGTTCCTGCGCGGCTGGCGGCGAAGAGGCGGCGCTGGCTGGAGTAGGTGGCGACCAGTAGCTCGTCGAGGTTGATGGCGTAGCTGTCGCGGCTTTCCCATTGCGAGTTGAGGGCGTTCCACAGGAAGAGCGTGTTGTTCGACTCCGCCGTATCGCCGATAGGCACAGCGAGGTAGTAGCGGTTATTCCACCACTTGCCCACCGCCCTGTAAGCGTAGTCCGTATTGATTTCGTCGATCTGGTCGGCTATGGGGTCCGAGAGTGGCTGGGTGTTGGCGCGGAGCTTGAGGTCGAGCTGGGTATCGAGGCGGTAAACTCCGGCGTCCGAAAGGAAAAACACAAACTGACCTGCCGTCTGGATTGACCGGCGGGCTACGCAGCCGATCTCGTCGGTGAGGAGCGTGAGCTTGGAAACGGCAGAGTCCACCGTGAAGGCGTCTCCTGTCGCGTTGCTCGTGTCGGTGAGGTTGGCAAGCCAGATCGAGTTGCGCAGAAAGACCAGCGCTTGGCCCTCGACCCATGGGTGAATGGCGACGAGGTAGTCGTTGCTGCCCTGGTTGGCGCGGAACGATTGGAAAAAGGGGTCGTAGAGGTCGGGATCCAGCACATCGGAGATCGCCACGGTGTCGCGGCCGTCGGGGATCCAGAGTCGATTGCCGATGTAGCTGGCCCAGCCGGTGGAGCGCAGGGTCTTGAAGGTCACGCCCTCGGCAGGCACGCCCGAGGCGGCGCGTTGAAACTCGATGGTCGAGCCATCCCACCACAGCGGGGCTTTGACTCGGCGTATGGCGATATCGGCGGCGACATCCGGCGCAGTGCCAGAGGGCACGGCGAGGGTGAAAGAATTTGTGGTAGCGGCGAGGATGTCGAACTCATGGCCCTGGAATGCCGCTTGGCTCCCCTCCTCTATCCGCACCCGCTGGCCAGCAGCGAGGCCATGGGCGGTGATGTGGACGGTGGCCGTGGTGCCGGAGACCGCGATGCCGCTGGCGGTGGTGTATTTCCAATCCCAGCCAGGCAGCGTCATGTCGGCCTCGCGCAGGAGGTAGAAACGATTGAATGCTTGGATGGTCGAAACGCTATCCGTTGGCTCGATGATCTCGTCGGACGCTGTGCCGGTGGCGGGATAGTTGATCTCCTCGATAGGCTCATTCTGCCTATAGAGATACGCCGAGGTCGGCCCGCAGAGGACGATGTATTCATTCTCGTCGTCGTAGTTAGGCGAGGAGAAAACGCCCGAGGCGAAGATGCCGCCGCTGTAGATCGCGCGCACACGCGCATTGGCATCCAGCACGAAGGGCATGACGAGAGGCTGGGTGCCCGCCGCGATCCCGTCACCAAGACGCTTGGCGCCCTTGCGCGTCTGCGCGACACCTCGGTCGAGCCGCATATTCTCGCAGTATTGCACCATGCCAGGCTGGAGCTGGAGCGGGTTCAGCCGCGACGCCATGCCGAGGAATCCGGCATCTCCTTCGGTGATTGTTTGGTCGTCGGGCATCTAGTTGTAAGTATGCGGGAGCATGTCAAGCCCCTCTCGGATGGATGCGGATAAAGTTTCGCGCGATGGATTTTGGTCGCGTCTTACGCCAGACCCCATCGCCCGTCGCGCTGTCGCGATCCCCTCGCCCATTCGTGTTGCCCTCGATGGTGATGAGCTTGTCGTCCGCATCGAACTCAACGATGCCGACATGAGAAAAATCAAATACCACTATATCGCCAGGCTGCGCCTGCGCCGTGTCGGGGTGGATGGATACCGTCTTCGGGCGCTCTCGCGCCCAGTTGAGAAAGCCATACGCCAGCGCCGTCTTCGGGCGCCACTGATCCGGCGTCGAGACGCGCAGCCCCAGCCAACCCTCTACACCAGGTTCCGCCAGCCACTTCGAGACGCACCAGTCCACAAAGGCGGCGCACCAAGGCCAAGCGTCGGGCGCAAGATCCGTCGCCCGTTGGAAAGTGCGAATCGCGTTGCCGCAATTATTCCCGCCCTCCTCGCGAGTCCCGATCTGCCTCGCCGCTACGGCAACGAGTCGGTCAATCATTTGGAGGATGTCGGTAGCGGGAGCTCATAGCACAGGGTTCCGTAGTCGGTACGCAGGCACACAGAAGGGTTGCCGTAGCCCCCCGCGCACCCGCTCAAAAGCATCGTCAGGAAGCCCGCGAAGACGCTCAGGATAATGATGAGAGCGTTAGATTTTGGGCTCACGGCGGAATAGCTCTATCAGTCCTATAGCCGCTACCACGGCGCTAGAGATCGCTTGGAGTTGAGCGGGGTCGACGACGTAGCCGCAGAGACCGGCGAGTATCGCCAGCCCGCGAAAAGTAGACGGTTCCTTCAATCGTTGGAGTAGTGTGTTCATGGGGGTTTGGGGGTGGGTTGGGGAGTTTTAAGGTTAAAGGTTTAAGTTTTAAGAATCAGTCCTTCGGCGGCACGTCCCACTTTCGGAGGATCACGATAAAGGATGCGATGCCCACTGCGCAGCCGATCACCAGTGAGGAGACGCGCAGCCACGCCTCGATCTCCGGCAGCATGCTGACCGTGACCCCGCCCGCTGTAGCGAGCAGGCCGGTGAACGAGGCGGTGGCTTGGTGCGTGTCCATTAGCTGAGGGCGGCAGCGAGTTGGGCTCCGGTAGTGGCAACCGTGGAGCACTGCGCTAGGCGGGTTGTCTCGAGGAGGTCTGTCTTGGCTTTGATGGCCGTGACATCCGAGTTGCTCGGGGCTGTGTAGGCGCTGCTGGCGAGGCGGGTGCTGATGGCTTGGTCCACTCGGGCCAGCTCAGTGGAGAGCTCAGAGCGAACGGCCGAGGCCACGGTAGCAGCGCTTGGAGCGGTGGCTCCGCTGACTGGGGCGTCGAGGCGAGCAAGTTCGGTGGCGAGCTCCACGCGGACCTCGTCGGCAATGGCGGCGGCAGTTGGGACGGTTGGCGCGTTGGTCAATGTCGTGACCGTGGCGAGCGTTCCGCTTGGCGCGAGGCGCGACGAGATGGTGGCATCCAGACGCCCCAACTCGACGGAAAGCTCGCTGCGGATTTGTGGGGCCGTGAGCGTGCTGGTGGCGACTTCTGCGGTTCCGTCCCACACAATGCTGCCGCTACCGACATTTTCGATTCCGTCGTTAAAAACAACGAAGTAGGTTCCGGCGCTTCCGGTCATGTTGCCGGTGTAGAAACCAGAGGCGGAGATTTCAGTGAGGGTGATGGGGCTGCCGACAGCGGCTCCGGCTTGGTAGCGTTTGGCGGTAATGGTTTTGCCGGATTCGGCAAGCGCGATGTTGAGTTCGTTGGCCATGGGATTTTAGTTGGTTGGGTCTTCGGGCAGGTTGAGGGCGGTGCGGGCAGCGGCTTCGCTGTCGAACCACTGCCAGCCGTCCACGGGTAGTGTGAGGGCGGCAAGGTTCTCGCGGCGGAGTTCGTAGGCGGAGTTGAGGACATAGTTTGGGCCGTGCAGGAGGCTGCCGTTGTCGGCCTTGTAGAATCCAGAGGTGTCGGGTGTTTCCATAATTTTTAACCGGTGACGGTCCAGCCCTTGGCGGTGGCGATGCTGGGGTTGTCGGAGGAGGTGCCGTAGTTGCCGGTGACCGTGATTGTTTTGCCGCTTCCGGTAGCGGAAAGGTTGGTGTAAATTTCATTCAGCGCGGCGGCGCTTAGGGAGCAGTTTGCAAATGAGACGGTGGCGTTGATGCCTGTGGCCCGAACACGGGAGAGGCTGGTGCAGTTTAAGAAGGTGCTCCCGAAATTTGTAACCGACGATAGGTTGAGCGCGGGGATTTCTTTGAGGGTGACGCAACCAGAAAAAGCCGAACTTATGTTTGTGCATGAACCCAAACTGTAAAGAGGGATACTTGTCAGTGATGAGCAGTTTTGAAACACTCTCGAAAAATCCGTGACACTTGAGGTATTAACCGTTGGGGCCACCTTCAAAGACCTCGCTTCTTCGCAAAAGAGAGCGGCTCCGGAAACTGATGTGTTTGAAGGGAAATCGACTTGGATTAGGCCGCTACAAAAATTGAATGCTTGATAAACGCTAATAGAGCCGAGAGCGAGGAGTTGCACGCGCTCCAAATAGCGGTGCCTCACAAGACTTGCCGCGTTGCCGGGACCGAAGTTTCCACTCAAATTCGGCGTGTTGTATTTGAGTTCCAACCACCCAGAGCTGTATGCGCTGACTAACCCGGATTGCGAGTGCTTCACATGTAGAGTGACGGCGGTGAGATTTTGACCGCTCTGTGGCGTGATGCGGATGATCGCTTGGCGGTAGCCCCGACTGGTGAGGCTGGAGGCGGGGAGATCCGCCCACAAATAAATATGCTCGGCAGTGGCACCGGTCGCCAAGTTCTCGGCGGGTGATCCATCGCCCCAATCGACCGTGAAGGCTCCCGCGACGGTTACGGCGACGAAATTGGAATCATTTTCCCATACGGCGTGGAGTCCGGCAAAGCCTTGGCTGCTCGGAGCCGTGAGTGGCAGCCAATCGCCGGGGCGGTTCCACGAATTTTTCGATTTGGCTTTGGGAAAGAGAGGCTGTGCGATCATGCGTAAGTGAGATTTGCTTTGTTCGACCACTGGCCGACTGCGGATTGCTCCGAGAGGACATCTCCGGCGGAGTTGGTGGTTATTTTGTAGATGGTCCACTCTGCGGCGTCCTCGGCTGGGCCGGTGGCGGGGTAGTCGTCCCAGGCGAGTCGGCCAATGTAGAGGGTGGTGCCGTCGGTCGCGCTGAGAGACAGGTAGTCGCTCGGGTCGCGGGGTCGGGCGAGGCGGAAGACAGATCCCGCCGTGTCCTTGCTGTACAGACGGCGGTCGGGGAGGTTAATGGCCAACTCCCCCACAGCGAGTTGCTGTGCGGTCGGCACTCGGCCTACGACGGAAGTCCGCTTGGTCAGTAAGGTGGGCATGGTTTAAAAAAAGAGAGGAAAAAAAAGGGGCTCCGTAGCGGTGGCGCGGACGAGCCGCACCACCGCACGGAGGGGGAGGGTCTAGAAGCTGCCGCCGTCGATTTCTGCTTCGATGGCGTCGAGACGCGAATCGAGAGAATTTTCGGCTGCTGTGGCGCGTGAAATCTCGCTGTTGAGCGAGTTGGTCACTCCGGTCACTGCTGAGGCACGATCCGTGATCTCTGTCGCGAGGTTCGCTGCTACGACGCCTTCAGCGGCGGTCGCACGCGAGATTTCGCTCGAGAGGTTCGATGTCAATGTGGAATCAGCACTGGTGCGAGCGGAAGTCTCGGTAGCGAGATTGGCTGCAACGGTGTTGATATTACCTTGGACCGTCGTGATCGCTGATGCGCGGTCGGTGATTTCTGTCGCGAGGTTCGCGGCGATGACACCTTCAGCGGCAGTCGCACGATTGACCTCTGAGGTCAATGCGCTGGAAGCGCTGGTGGCGAGGCTGGTGATAGCACCATTGAGAGTGCTGTCAGCACCTTGGAATGCGGTGACGATTTCGCTCAACGAATTGAGCGCCGTGGCGTCCACATTTGTGAGAACATTGTCGATGCGTGTTCCGAGAGCGGATTCCGCTGCGGTCGCACGGGACGCCTCTGCTGAGACTGCCGATGTGCGAGCGCTGCTCTCGCTGGCGAGGGCTGCTGCGGTCGCGTAATGGGCACCACCGATTGGCACTACGGCAGAGCCGTCGCCAATGTAGAGGATGCCGTCAATTTTGTTGTATGCTGGCTCGCCCGAAAGCAAGCTGGAGGGGGCTCCGGCTGCGCCGGTCAAGCGCCGTTTGATTCTTAAGTTTGCCATATATTATTTTTGGGGGGTTGTATCTGCGGGTTAGTCCTAAAACTCACCGCCGTCCGAATCGGCGACGATGGGCATGTAGGAAAGTGTTGTCGGATCCCAACGGTGCGGGAGGTTGGTATCGGCGGGAAAATAGATGCGGGCCACGACGCCCACTTGCGGAAAGTCGGCGAGCGTCTCAAACCTCTGAACGTCGTCGAAGTCGTCGGGGATCAGATCGCTGGAAAGCTGGCCCGAGGAATCGAGCTGCGCGACCTGAGCGGTCGAGCTGATCATGCTTCCGGTGAGGGGGTCAAAGGAGATTTGCGACATTAGAAAGGGGGATACTGGATGAAGGAGGTTTGAAGCTGCGCGTTGTCGGTGGTAGGAACGCCACCGAAATACGTCATCCGAATGCGGGCGACGGCGGTGCCGCTAAAGCTGTATTCCGTGTAGTCGGTGTTGTTCGTGGACCCGACTTTGAAGATTTGGAATTTGTCGTAGAGAGGTAGCGCAAATCCTGTGGTGACTCGCAGAGCCCCATCTGGTGTGGCTTGCACGGGTTGCACTATGCCAGCGGAACTGCGGGCGGCGATCTGGATTGTGGGATTACTCATATCGTTATTTTTATTATGGAGGAGCGTGTCAAGTGGGGGGTTAGTTGAAGCGAGCAGTCCAAGTTCTGACCTCGCCCTTGCGCAGCCAGGCGTCGTCCATGCGTTGCTGGAGGATGCCCTCAGCACGGGCGAACTGGAAGTTAGCCTTGTCCGTCTGGCCGTCCTCCGAAAGTGTCTCCGCGAGGGCGTAGAATTTCAGATAGTCGGAAAGGAACGAAGGCACGCGGTAGCGGCGCCAGTATTCCGAATCGCTCGGAAGGTTGCCGGTCGTGGCTTTGCGGGCGACATAGCAATCGCCGGTCGTGTTGTAATACACGACATCTCCGGCAGAGTAAGCGGCACCGGCAGAGTACTCGTCCGTCGTGAAGCGCGGCTGCGGAAGAAGGAACTGCACCCACACATTGCCCGTCTCGCTCGTCGCGTCGATGAGCAGCACACGGTCCTCGTTGAGCAAATACCGCACCTTTCGGGCATAGACTCCGCTCGTCGGGTCAGCGTCCCATATAGCCATGATCTCGCCGATGGGAGAGAGGTTGTCTTGATCAAACAGGATGTAGGGAATCTCGGCGTCGTTATTTGTGGAAACCGCATAGGTCGCCGATGCACGGGAATCCCACGCGACATTCACCGCCGTCTCGACCGAGAGCACGTCGCCGTTGTTATTCGTCGTGATCTTCTTCACACGCCACACCAGATCCGGCGTGTCCGAGTTAGCCGGAGCACGGCCAAAGTAGGCGACGGTGCCGACATAATCGGAGAGGTAGGTGTAGCCAGTAACAAACCAAGCGGAGCCATTCGGAGTGCGTTCCTCGGTGAGATAAATTTCCGGCCAATCGAAGAACGTCCACGATGTCGCGGCAGCGGTAGTCAAATACTCCGCCAGAGCCGTCGCCTGCGAATCCATAAGCGTCTGCGCGGGGTCAATGCCCATGCGGGAGATCACGCCATCACGAATGGATTTGTAAGAGGTCGTCCTCATTGTTGGGGGGATTGTTGCTGCATTTGCTCGGCGACCTTTTGGAGTCCAGGCTGGGCGCCGACGCGGCCGATCTGAGCGTTCTGTTGTTGCTGTAACTGGAAGGAGAAAGACTCCATGCGGGCCGTAAGCATGGCGGCGAAGATTTGATCCTGCTGGAGGCGCTGCTGGATCGCCGGATTGCTCTGGATGATGTTTTGCAGGGTCTGCAAACGGAGTTGGAAGTTTTGGCCCTCGCTCTTGAGCGGTGGCTCGGCGCCGGCGGCGATCTTCGTAAATTGCACCTGCTCGTCGTCCATCTCCTGCTGGCTGGCGGCATCCGCATCGCGGACAAGCAGGCCGGCGAGATTCGGATCGATGGATCCGAAGAGGAATTTGACAAGACCTGCGCGGTCGATGACGCCTTCCGTGTCGAGGGGGATGAGCTGGGTGAGACCCTGCATTTTGATTTTGAGGGCTTCGGAGTCGAGGGTGCGGGCGTCGAAGTCGAGGCGCAAATCGTACTTACCCTGGATGTCTTGGCGGCTGGCGCGGAAAGGGGTGGGCAGGCCGCCGGCGACGCGGACGAACTGGATGTCGTCGAGGTACTGCTGACACAGCTGGAAGGTCTGGCCGAGGATGAGCGCCATGTCGGCGAGCCAAGTATCAACAAGATCCTGCTGGGCGAGGAGCGCCCGCTGCGGTGCCATGTCGGCACGGGGGATGCCGAAGTACTCGTCAACGTCTCGCCGAGTCGCCGCCTCGATCTCAATCGTGCCCATGTCATTTGCAGGTGGGGCCATCCATTGGAATTCGCCTGGTCGGCGCTCGGGGAGTTGTTTTGCCGGCCCGAGGACGATGTCCATCTTCCCGCGATTGGCGGGAACTTTGAGCGGGGGCAGAATAGTGAGCGAGGCGCGGTCGCTGCGGTAATCGCGCTGGACCTTGATCTCGCTCTGCTGAGTGGCGACGAGCTCTGGCACGCCTCGGGACTCGATGAGAGGGCGAGAGGTGCGCTCGAGCGGCAACTCAACAAAGGGGTAGTGGCCGTGCTCGTAGCCCATCGCTTCTGATTTGGCGACACGGTCCACGACGCTCGGCTGGATGTGGGTGCACCAGACCTCCATAGCGCCGATCTGCTCGTTCCATTTTTTCTGATAGACGCGCCAGACCTCGATCATATCCCGCTCGTCGGAGAGCAGGAGGGAGTCGGTGACGCGGTACATGTTCCGAGCGTTGCGTCGGTTGACGCCGGTGTGCTTGACGGCCTCCTCGATCCAGCGTGGGTCGTAGTCTTCGGTGATCTCGCGCTCACGGAGCTCGTCCTCGCGGAGCAGCTCGCGGCAGGCGATGAATGGCGCCCGCTGCAGGTCGTAGGTGGATGGTGGAAAAATGATGTCTTCCCAGGGCTCGTAGGCTTGCCAGTCGGGGAGGTTCTCGAAGATGTAGGGCGAGTCGTATTCAAACGCGCCGGTCTCGCGGAGCTTGCGGACATTGGCGGCGGTGCCTTGGCCTGGGAGCAAGGCATCCATCTCGCGGGCGACGGCCTCTTCCTGCGTTGGGTCCAAGATGGCCTCGATGATGAGGGCGAGCTGTGGGTCGCCGGTCTCCATGTACTGCATCTGGAGGGACTCGAGGGTGAAA